CATCCATTCCAATAGTTACGCCGTCTGGATTTTCAATTTCAATCTCTAACGGACTTTCCTGTTCAGCCAACTCATCAATTCCCATTGGGGCTTGGTATAGAGATTTATCAATTGCCATAATTTTTCCTTAAATTTCTGCTTCGTAGTACGTTTTTTTAGGTTCTACTCTTTGTATCATATGTGAGTTCCATCCCATGTCAAATTCTTCCATAAACTTTTTTACTTCTTCTGCAGTAGGAGGCTCATGTGGAGGCAATTTCCTACTTTGTTCAATTTGCTTCTTTAAATTTTGCTTTGCTTGCCTACTTAACTTCCAGTAATATGCCCAACGTTTTATAGTATCAAACATTAATAATACCCCGCATTTCTCTTGGATTTAAAGTACTGCGGTTCATCCGGCTCGTCACTTGGTAAACGCAAAAACCCACCTTGTCTAAAGCGAATTAACGCTTGAGTGGAGCTATCCACTAAGTCGTCGTGATCCGAATTAGGAAAAGATGCCATTTCTTCTATAACTTCATCCGCCCATCTTCTTGGTGGCGCCCATACCTTGCCGGACGCAAACAAATCTGTTACTGAATTCAATCTCGCAATCTTATCATTGCCACGAGTAGGTGTAAACTCTGATACCGGTATGCCCATACGACGCAACTCACCGATTAAAGGAAGACCAGAAGCCTTTGCTTCCACAATAAATGAGTCTGGAGTCCATTCCTTGTACATATTGAACGCTTTTTCTTTTAACTCTGGGAACTCTAAACGGGCTTTATAGGCGTCTAAAAGAATTACATTTGGTTGCATTTCATCTTCATTTAGATAAAAAACTCCCCAAGTAGTACATGCTGAGTAGTCTGAACGCTCATTCTTAGTAAAGGCAGTATCCCATGATTGAATCAAATAAGTGCATTGTGGAGGATTCTCGTTATCCCATACCTTCCACCACTCCCGCTTGATTAGTGCGCCCTCTTCACTCGTAGGTTGCTGTTGATACTGTGCGTTCCATTTAGATACAGGAAGTTCTTCTTTTAGAACTTCTAGTTCTTTAATATCCCAGAACTGGGGCCATAGAGCCTTGCCACTTGGTAGGATTGCTGGGAAGTCAATAGTCTCCCATTCATCACCATCTTTTTCAATTGCTGACTTTAAAATCCTGCCGGTCAAGTCTTTCTTTGACCAGCGAGTCATAATTACGATAATCGCACCACCCGGCTGCAAACGCTGCCGTGGACCAGAGGAGTACCATTCGTACACCTTATCGTAGACTTCTGGGTTTGTAGAGGCTATTGCTGCTTCTTGTTCTGAGTGAGGATCATCAATAATGAGTAAGTCCGCACCTTTACCAGTAACAGTACCGCCCACACCAATAGCGAAATACTCGCCATTAGAGTTGGTTGACCATCGACCAGCCGCCTTACTATCCGAGCGGAGATTGACGTTTGGGAAGATTTTTGCATATTGTTCTGACCCTACTAAGTTACGGACTTTACGTCCAAAGCCTACTGCTAGTTCCGCCGTGTTAGAACACTGAATAATCTTCTTGGCTGGATCCCGTCCTAAGAACCAAGCGGGTAACATATAACTGCCAAACTCAGACTTTGTGTGCCGAGGTGGCATATTGATAATAAGTCGCTTTAACTTTCCATTAGCAATATCTTCAAACTTCTGAGCCATTACCTTATGGTGTGCTCCATTAATAAATCCGGGCCACATTTCTTGCACAAACGCCATAAAGTTAGTTTGTGCTTTTTCCCGCTTCATGGAGTTAATGTAAATCTCCGCAGCCTCATAAAAAGCCTCTTGCTCTGTTATGGGCATTTCTGCGATTATCTCTTTAAGATTCATTTAGTACTTCTAATCCGAATATAAGATGGTCTAATACTACGGGCGGATTTAGGAATCTTTTTACAATGACCTAATTCTACCAATTTATTCATAATCCGATGTATATTACCTCTAGACTTATCTCCAGTAATATCCATAATATTCTGGATACTGGGGGCGAATCCAAATTTGCGCCACCAAGAGTCAATAATAGAATATATATACTGTTGCTTCTCTGTCATAGTATGTAGAACAGTACAATATATAGTAGGACTAATCCAAGGAAGGANAGAAGGAATTCTTCCAAACTCATAGATGCTCTTCCCAATGCGGATCCTGTGGCCCCATCGTAAATAGATGTTTTCCTTCCATAAACGCCGCTTCGTCGTACAAAAGCCACATGGCGTTGATTAGCTCATGGATTGTATCTGAATCCATAAGAGACACTTGATTCAGTATATATTCAGTCCTACTAGAGGCTCCGGCTTCACCTAATACCCAATTTTGCATATACCCCCCTACCCCATTGAAATAGAAATGATGACGGGGGGTGTTACATGTAACAAATTGTCGTATTTCCACAACAAAATATACCCCCCTACCCTGTGTAAAAACGACTTGCACAAGTGCAAGTTGTAACTCATTGATTTTGCTCCGAAATATTTTGGTTTAGTTCAGAAGTGCTTGGGAGTGGTGATTCACTGTGTGGATTACTATGTATATCAGCCATAGGGACTCCTTCTGCTATAGCGTGGGCGTGGGGGTCACTCGCTGGGACAATGGGATTTTGACTAGGGGTGGCGCTGATCTCTGCCATTAACTCTAGGACGTCCGAATCATCCGCCGATATCGTGCGCTCATTGTCTGCCATGCTCTGCTTGAGCATAGCCATTAGCTCAGCCCTTGCCTTGTCACTATCCTTGATAACTGTAGTCTCCGAGCGATGGACAAAGGCATCTACTCCAGCGATTGTGCCCAGCGCTTTAAGAGCGTTGACACGGACAGAAGGGTTCGAGTCCTCACTGATTGCCTCTTGCGTGAGTCTCTGAACCACTAAAGCCCTTATTTGTCCTGCGGTATACAGTTTCTGAAACTCAATACCCGCCTTTATCGCCTCGGTCATGGACTGGATGTCATCCCGCTTTGCCATCTGATAACCCTTTTCTGCCACTGTAGTAGCTTTTGCCTTACTGTTATATGCTTTACGATAACTTCCGGCTTTAGTCTCACCCCTTGCGAGATTNTCACAAAATGCGATCTGCTTAGTAGTTAAGCTGGATTTGTCAACATTCAGCATCTGATATAGCGGGGTTTGATCGAGGGCTTCCGCTACTTGTTTCTTGGTGAGTTTCTGTAATCTCATAGTGCATTAGATCTTGGCGAGTACGGGAACAAAATAGGAATTTGGCTAGGTGGATACATAACCGAATACTATCATATAAAACCTGTATATGCTTACAGTACTGTTTATTCATACAGTATCTATTGTATTCTTCCCTACTGCTCAAGTAGATAAGCCATTCCAACAGGGAACAATTGCGGGCTTTTATCCTTCCCACTTTGCACCAAGCAATTAAAGCAATCCCCGCCTGATTGTTGTATATACACAAAAAAGAATATTTATTTTCGGTTTTCTTGACCTAGATCAAGATTTAGCTATTGACAAGATGCTCTAATTGAACCCGTAGCACCCAGTAACACGCAGTCAAACCCACATATATAAAGGCTTAGACAATGAAATTAAATACCTTAAAGCGCTATGCACGGGCAAGCGCGAAACAAATCGTAAAAAGCGCCGAGAGCGACAATTTCGACCTTGCTATTATTGACAAGCGCATACACGGGAACGTTCGTGCTATGCAAAAAATCAACGCTTTAGAACCTTACGATTCATTGTCATCTATTGGCAACGTCATGAAAAAATGGGGGAAATTATGAAAACAGTTAAACAGTTTATCGAAGAAAACCCAACGGCAAATTTTGCGCCGGAGATTATGTATTCAGAAACCCGTATTTGTTTGGAGTCATCGGGCAACGGCTTAGGCTATTGCGTAGAGGCACGGGGTTTCTATAGCTTGGATGAGCTTGAGTGGCTTATCCGTGATTTAAAGCAATTAAACGCCACAATTCAAACAGTAGAGGCTTAGATTATGAAAACACCGGCATTCACAGTAATAGCAACCTATGCAAGTAGGGAAGATGCTTACAAGGCATCTATTGAAAAGGGTTTGACCCCTTATGAGTCAGTGTTCCATTGTGAAAATGGAATGTTCGGATATGAAATCCGGATATATGACGATTGGAAAGAATGGCAACCCGATCTATACACCTTAACCACTAAATCAAAAGAGGCTTAATTATGCTATCAATTATTTTTGACCATAGAGATAAAAAACCCCATTACCCGTGGGAATTCTCACTCGCTGATATCTCCATTGTGGATGACGGCGGGCAAATTGTAGTAAGCGCACCGAATAGCGCAGAAACTGGCGTCACTTACCAATTTTTGCCTAATTGCACTAAATCTGAATTTTTGACATGGTTTAGCCAATATCATGCCGATAAGTTTAGATTTATGCGCCATTTTAAAGAATTGAGGGTTTAATTATGAAAATTCACACATCCCCAGTAAAAGCAAACCCGTGGGCAAACCAAGTAAAGGTAAGCAGAGATCAAGACGGGAAATGGCTAATTGTCCGAGGTGCTAACTGGACAGAATTAAACGCCGATACCTTCACAAACTCACCCCGAAACTGGACATATGCTCTATGGACTGGGATTGCATGGGCTAATGAAGAGTACCAGCAAAGGATTGCCCTAAAACAGGCGGAATACTACGCACAAAACCAATAAACGGCAGCAGAAAAGGCGGGCGCAGCCGCTCGCCTTACTTAACTAAAGAGGACTAGACACAATGAAAGCAGAATATCAGCAAGA